CCGTGGGCGAACGTGAACGCCGGCTACACGTTCACCGTCCCCGCGTTGGACGACTGGACCATCGTGATCTCCTGCCGGGGCGTGCCCTGGTCGAAGATCACCGTCATGCCCGCCGTGAACACCGTCCCCCCGGAGGTCACCAGGGCCGCCGTCCCGCCCGTCGTGGTCGCCGAGGTGACGATCGTGCCGTACGGGGACACCGCGATCCCGCCGGCGATGGCGTAGATGGTGCCGGCCGCCGCGTTCCCGGTCAGCTCGTAGTGGCCGTTCGGCCCCAGCGGGAACCCCGCGTTCGCCTGCACCCCGGACGTCTCGCCCAGCCACGCCGTCTGCGGCGACGGGTTGAACAGGAAGACCGAGGGGCGGCCCGACGTGGCCGGGTAGTACACGACGGTGGCAGTCGTGCCGTTCAGGTTCGTGTAGGGCATGACGCCCCCCTTCCCGCGCTTCGCTGCGCCCTAAGGGATCGGACTGCGGACGGGAAAAGGGCTAGACCACCGCAGCCACGGACGCCAGGCCCGCGATCACCGGGCAGTTCAGCGACGCCGTGATCGCCCAGGTGTTCTGCGCCGGCCCGGCCACGTACACGTACTGGCCTGCCGGGCACGGCACCCCCGACGTGGTGGTGACGGTGCCGCCCCCCACCCAGATCGTGACGGTGCCCTGGTTCTGCACCAGGACCCCGTACGGGGAGGTCAGGCCGGTCACCGAGAAAACCTGCGTGGCCGAGGAGGTCACGGTGGTGCCCTGCGTTGCGGACTCGAAAATCGCCACGGTCGTGACTCCTTCGGTGTCAGGTGGAGATGCGAAAACCCCCGGAGGCTGATGCCTGCCGGGGGCCGGGGAGGAACTAGGCTCGGGAAACGCGAAGGCCCGGGTGAATACGTCTCATCCGGGCCTTCCCTGCGTGGCGAGGTCAGATCACAAGATCGGCAAGCGCCTGCTTCCGATCAAGGGATACGGGTGCCCCTTCGTACAGGAGTCGCACGAGGGCGGTCACGTTCAGCCTGCCGCCTATTCCCGTACGCCAGTGATCGGGGCTCCTCTTGTCGCGGCCCGGCTTGACCCCGGTGCCGGTGATGCTGGCAGCCCACAGCGCGAATGCGCTTGTCACGTCATAGCTGCCGACGAGCGTGAGGCTGAAGGACTTGCCGGGTACCGACCCGTCGCCGTCGACCATGCCGCGCCAGAAGTGCGGCATGAGGTGCTCGGGGCCGTTCCAGGCCCTCTCGTGGCCCGTCTTGTTCGGCAGGATGCCGTTCCGCGCCAGGTCCATCACGACGGGGCGCACTTGGCAGGTGAACCGGGAGTAGGGGCGCACGACCCCGCCGATGGTCTCCGCCTCGTAGTCGACGACCTCGCGCCCGGCTCCGATGAACTCGCGCAGTTTCACCAGGTGGCCGCGGTCTTTCCGGGCGAGGCACACTTGAAGGCGCAGGGTGCCAGGATTGACGCCGAGGATCGCACCGTCTGCGGTAAGGAAGCCGAGCCAGTAAGCCTTCTCGGGAGTGTCGATGCTGCGGAACAGTGACGGCCGCCCGTGCATGGTGAACTTCCTGGCCCCGTCTTCGGTGATGCCTGCCGCGCTGCTTATCGCGGCGATGTTCGCGCGGTCTGCGAGCATCGTCAGGATCTGAAGGCGCTGCGGGCCGTTGAGCTTAGGCTGACGGCTCGGCTTGACGCCGTGACGTCCGAGCACGTGGGTGACGGTCTTGCCGGAGACCTGCGCTGCTGCGGCGATGTCGTTCCAGCCGGTTCCCTCGTGGTAGAGGGAGAGGATCAGAGCTTCCGTCTCGGCGTGGAGTGGAAGGGCTGGTTAGCCGGGTTACCCCAGATCGCCACCCGCTTGGCCTGCCGTTCAGGGTCGTCCCACTTGGGCTGTTCGCCTGTACGCCGACGCAGGATCCTGTCGACCGTGCCGCCCTCGGTGCTCAGGGCGGTGGCTATCTCGCTCCGGAGGTAGCCGTCGGCGTACATCTCGACGGCTTTGTCTTCCAGGTGGCGAGGGGTTTGAGTCGGCTGCTCCGCGCGGAGCTCGATTCCCGCGTTTTTCAGCGAGTAGCACACCGCGCGGAGCGACCGACCCGTGAGTAGGGATATTTCTGGCGTGTTCTTGCCCGACTGGTAGAGGGCGATGAAGTTCTCGACCTCTTCGGGCGTGATCCGTGTCATGAGCGGATCATAACACGGATTGTTCTAGTTCTCTGTACCCCAGAGAGTTGTCACGAGTAGGGCGTCGTGTCGCTGTTTTGCAAACCCGACAAATGCGCCGAATACCACGGAGAGTGGGCAATCAGCGCGCCGAACGCGAAGCGGTATGTTACGGTCAAATCGGACATCATGACCGGGCGGCTCATTTCTGGCTCGCCTCTGCACCTTTGCCATCGAGTGCAGGCCGGACTGTCTCACGATCTCCGGCCGCGTCCCGGCAATGCCCCCGGTTCGCGTCCATGACAGAGATCCAGACCCGTACAGTCTCTACACGCCGCCGGGCATCGGCAGCGCTCGGGATTCCCCGGCAATCTGGAGGGGTTCCCCGAACAGGGTCCGTTTTCCACGGCAGGTCACCCTGCCGCGCCACCTTCGCGAGTGCGCGGATGGAGTACCTGAAGGTCGCGTCGATCACGGGCCAGGCGATGCTGCATCCTGTTACCTCCCGCCGCGAGGACGGGCGAGCACGTCATTTCTGCGTGCTTCCTGCGGTTTGCCATCCCGCAGGAGCGGACTGTCCCTTGCTCTGCAGCCGCGCTACCGCAATGCCCCGGTGTCGCGTCTATAGCAGAGCCCGCACATGCAGTCTCTACGCCGTCACGGGCATCGTGACGGTCCGGGATTCCCCTGTTATCGCGGGTCGGGTGGGGTTCCCCGGTCAATGCGGATCCCACCGGCACGTCGCCGTGCCGTGGCGCCATAGGCTGTGCGAAAGATTCGAACAACCGTTCGATGACGTAGTCCTGGACCATGTTCATTTCCCACGCATTTGCCACGTTTGTCCAGGTTTGCGGCAACTGGTAGGAGAGAAGCGTCGCGTTGCCCTGGGTGTACCAGGGGTGCACGACCAGCTTCATGATCGACTTGGTGAGCGGGTTCTGGAACTGCGACACCGCAGCCCCCACGGTCACGTCACCGACCTGGGACTGCTGGATGAAGAGTTCGTAGTTGGTGCCCTGACCCTGGCTGATGACGTCCTGGGACAGGTTGGCGATGTCGACGCCGCTGGAGATCAGCTCGGCCGGGTCGGCGCGGAACGCCCCCGGGTTGTTGGACGTGGACTGCCACAGGGCCTTCAGCGCCGCGTACACGGCGCCGTAGGACAGGTGGGTGCCCACCGCGTTGTTGTAGTAGCCGCCGATCCAGTTGGTCGGGCTGCTCGGGTACACGCCCGCGGTGGAGGACAGCCCGGACAGGACCGGGATCACGCCCTCGAACCGGGTGTTCTTCCCGGTGCCGGAGTCCGCCGCGGGCGGCTGGGTGCCGGACGACGGCGGGGTGCCCTGGAGCGTGAACTTCACGCCCCCGACGCCCTGGGCCGCCAGGTAGTAGGTGGACGACGTGGTGACGTAGATGTTGTAGTTCATCGCGCCGGTGACGGGGGCGATGGTGACGTCCACGACCTGGCCGGCGGTCGTGCCGCCCGTCGCCGCAGCCGAGGAGGCGACCGTCTCCCCGAAGTAGTTCGTCGCCGTGACCTCGACGCTGTACGTGGCGTGGGTGCCCACCGTGGTCTCGTTCGAGCCCGCGGTACGCAGCGTCACGGTCGGGGCCGCCGGAGCGGACAGGTTCGCCGACGAGCCGGCGATCATGAGGTACTCTTCCAAATTTGGCTGTTACCTGCCGTTTTATGAGCAAACGGCCGAGCACGTCATTTCTGCGTGCTTCTCGCGCTCTCACGCGAGTTCGGACACGATCTTGACCTCAGAGCCAGTATCATTAGGTACATGATCCCTAAACGTCGTGCCGTTCTTCCCGATCGGGAGACCTTCATCCGCATGACCGCTGACGGCAGGACGGACATGTCCATCGCCAGGGAGATCGGATGCACAGGCACCACCGTCGCGAAATTGCGTGACCGCTACGGCATACCACGCTCACCCAAGCAGTGGGGCGGCAACACCATCCGGTGGCAGACCGACCGCGACTTCTTCGCCGAGATCGACACGCCCGCGAAGGCGTACGTGCTCGGCTTCGTCATCGCTGACGGCCACGTGAACCGTATCGATCGCGGCGGCAAGATCGAGATCAGCGTCAAGGAGGCCGACGCCGACCTGCTCCGCGCCATTGCCGATGCGGCGGGATGCGATGCGCCGCTCAGGCCGATGACCAACCACTACGACGGCTCAACCATGATGCGGCTGATGCTGTGCGGCAAGAAGATGATCACGGACCTGAACAACCTAGGGGTCTTCCACGACAAGAGCAAGACTGCCACATGGCCGACTATCGCCCCTGAGCTAGAGGGCCATCTGGCCCGCGGGCTGTGGGACGGTGACGGTCACATCCGGCAGTACGAGTTTGAGATCATCGGGACTTCCGCGCTCCTGGACGGCCTCGTGGCGGCAGCCGAGCGTCACACGGGCTGCCTGCTGCGCCGCAAACTCGGCGGGAGGGACCGGGCGTATCACTACGCCTACGGCACCCGCCGGGACACGGCCGTCCTGCACTGGATGTACTCCAGCACGGGGATCGCGCTGGAGCGGAAGCGGGAAGCATTCACTTCGTACTGGTCTGAGATCCCGAGTGCAGAGTCTCTGAACCGTCGTCTCGGCCCACGGGTCTACACCCGCAAGGACCAGGGACGCTAGGCTGCTGATTACCCCTCGGGCCCCTTCCGGGGCTGGCAACTTTTCAGGCGTTCACGCTCGGGCTTTCGCCCCACGTTGTAGCGCTGCCAGGTGGCACGGGCTTTCCAGCAATTCTCTCGGTTTAGGCTCGGCAAAGTTATTACCTACCGAGCATCATTTCCTGGAGCATGATGAGCGATGCCAGGGCCGAGATGTCCTCGAAGCCCTGTCCCGCGAACTGGGCGAGCCAGCTCAACTGCTCGGTGATTCCCAGGAACTTGTAGGGAACGTTGATCTGGACCTCGGTCTGGCTGCCCGCCGGCGGCAGGTTCAACGGCCATGTGCCGAAGGTCCCGCCGGAGGTCACCAGTTCCGAGATGCTGATGTCCATGACGCTCTGGCCGCCGGTCTGGGAGCCAGAGATGCCCGTGAACAGGCGCTCAATGAGCGAAGCACCCTGACCGGCCGGCCTGGGAAACTTGTTCCTGTACACAGTGTAGCGATGTTGTTACTCACCGTTATTATACGGCGGGCAGCCTCATTTCTGGGCTGCTCTGCACCTTTGCCATCGGTGCAGACCGGAGCACACCACCACCCGCGGTTCGCTGCCCCCGTTGCGCTCGGGACAGGCCCCATATCACGGGTGCCGCACGCCTGCTCTCTACGGAACCCCGTAGCGCGAGGTTTCCACGGTATTCCCCCGGTTGATCTCGGAGGGGTTCACCGTAACGGTGCAGTTCTTCGACGCGGGTCACCCCGCGAAGCCGCCTAAAAAGGGACGGGGTATACCAAACGGGAAGGAGCCAGGAGATTAAAGGGCGTAAGGCCCGAAACCGACCCAATCCCGAGGTTCCCGGCGGTGAACGACTTGGCCAGCGCCTCGGGGCCGCCCGGCAGGTTGTTGAACACCTGGGCGAGCAGCTCGTTGATGCTGGGCATGGTGAGGGCTGCGGCGAGGGCGCCGCGGCCGGCGAGGAAGCCCTGGTTCATGCTCTTGACGACATCCGCCTTGGCGTGGTAGCCGTCGCGGACGCTCTTCTTGAGCATCAGGGTGCCCTGGTGGGCCATGAGGGCGATCTTGCCGTCGTCGGCGAGGGGCTGGTTACCCCCGCGCTTGGCGAACCCGGCGCCCTTGACCAGTTCCGGCATGAGGCTCCTGAAGGCGCCTCCGGCCGTGGAGTGCGGGACGATGCTCTCTGCGACGAGCTGGGCGGACTGCTCGGAGGTTTCCCTGACGGGCATGCCCAGGACGTCGGCGTCGAGGAGTGCGGCCATGGGCCGTCTCCTTTCCGTGCTTGCCGCGTGCTAGCGGCGGGATGGTCTTCGGGGGTCAGGGCGTCTTCTGCTGCCCGTCGAGGCCGGCCATCTTCATGAGGAGATCGAGGGCGCGAAGGCGCGCTTCGGGGTCTGGGTCGTTGTTCCACGTGTCGTAATGCGCATTCAGTGCTGTGGCCCTGGCACGCTCCGCGTACTGGGCCACGGTCGGCTGCGCCGCAGCCGGGGTCTTGGGGGTGCCCGCCAGGGCGACGCCGCGGTAGGCGGTGACGGCCGGGTCGGGCTGGCCGGCGATGGCGTCGAGGACCTTGCCCTGCTTCTTGAGGGTCTTGGCCTGGGCCTCGATCTGCCCGCGGGCTGCTGCCAGTTCGCCGCGCAGTTCGGCGACGAGGGGGGAGAACGCCTCCGCCGCCGCCGCCTTGATCAGGTCCGGGTCCACCGTCGCGGCCTTGGTGAGGACCGCAGGCTCGCCGGCCGCTTCCGGCTCGAGTCCTGCCGCCTTGCGGGCCCGCAGGAGCTTGCGCTCGAGCCGGGTCACCTGCGCGAGCGCGTTCCCGTCGCCCTGCGGCGCGGCCTGCGCGCCCTCGTCGGCCTTCGTGGCGCCGCCCCGGTGCGGGACGGGACCGCCGACGCCGGCCGGGACGGGCCGGGCGCGGGAGGGGACCTCTCCCGGGCTGGGCGGCTGGTGCATCGGGCAGATGTCCGGGAACGTCCGGGAGATGTGGTCGTGCATCGCCGACATGGCCTGCCGGGCGTTGTCCCGCATCATGTGCGTGTAGTAGACGCGGGACGGGACACCAGGAACCTCCGGGGCCTGGACGGGCATGTGCCGGGGGGTGGCATTCTCGGGGCCGTCGGCGGCGTGGCCGGCGGTGATCAGGTCCCGCTGGAAGTCGGCCGCGGAGATGTGGCCCGGGTGGACGGGGCTGGTGTTCGGCCCCTTGTGCTCCGGGGACGGGGCGCCGTGACCCGCAGAGAGGTACGGCCGGTTGAACCGGGACGCCACGATCTCCCCCGGTGTCGGGGCGCTGCCGGGGCCGGGGTTGGCGTCACGGAACGCCTTGTGCGCCTCAAGCCGCAGTTCGTCGGCCAGGTCGGCGGGGACGGCCTTGACGGTCCTCGCATGCTGCCACAGCAGGGCTGCGGACCGGGCCCGGTCCTCATCGAACGGGGACGCGGCTGCGGCGTCCAGGGCCTTGGACTGCCATTCGGTCTCGTCCAGCATCCCCAGGTGCGCGAGGGGGTGGGCGGCCTTGGCCACCTGCGGGTGGAATGCGGGGCAGGTCAGGTCGTGGACCCAGCCGGTGTCCCACGGGACGCCGAGCCGGGCGTGCATCTCCGCCGTCTTGGATGCCAGCGCCTCGGAGTCGGGGACGGTCGGCAGGTGGGCGTCGTGCTCGAGCGACTCGATCGCGGGGCCGTCCGGCTCCCGGTGCTCCGGTGCGGGCTCCACGTCGTGCTCCGCGGCTCCGGTGACCCCCTCGCCGGGAGTGGGCCGGTCCGCCTTCTCGGCGCTCATCCCCTTGCCGCAGCCGGGGCAGAACTTCGCGGACGGCTTGCACTTGCGCCCGCAGGACCCGCACGGCACCTTCGGCGGCTTGGTCATGTCCGGGGCCGCAGCCTTTTGCGCCGCCGCCACGTCCGCCGCGAGGAGCACCTTGACCGCTTCAGCGGGGAGGGCGTCCATCTGGGCCTGCGACCACCCCATGCGGGCACCGAGTGCGGCGAGGGCGGACTTGTCCATCGCATCGGCATCGGAGTCGGTGTCGTCGTCCTCGCCGTCCTGGTGGTGGAGCTCGGGGTCATCCTCGCCGGAGTCGGACTTGACGGCCTGCGGCTCCGCGGCCGTGACGCCGCTCGCCTTGTCCGCGCTGTCATCGTCGCCGGAACCGGGCATCATCCGCCCCTTCCCCTTGCAGTCCGGGCACGTCATGTTGCCGTCGCGGATCTTGCCGCTCCCCTTGCAGGTGCGGCACTTCTTGCCCTTCGGCGGGGCTGCGGCCTTGTCGGCGCTGTCGCTCCCCTTGCCGTCGAGGCGGTCCAGGATGTCCTGCCAGCCCTCCTTGGAGGCCACGCGGCGGATCAGGGCCTTCGCTTCGCTCACGTTCCCGTGACCCGAGAGAGCCAGCGTGACGGCGTTGTCGGCGTCCTCGTGGGTCTCGATCGGGTAGGACAGGTTGGACAGGGCGCGGCCCTGGCCTGCGAGGCGGCGGCGGGTGGCGGTGTCGATGTCCCGCTTATAGGTCCCGGCTTCCGCTGCCATGATCGCCTTGAGGGCCGCGTCCTGCTGGCGGGTCTCCGCCTGCGCGCGGTGGTCGAGGAGCTTGGCCAGGTCGGCGGGGCTGAAGGTGATCTGCGCGGTCTTCGGGACGGTCACGGTGACGTCCTCCTCGTGCGCTTCCTTGGTAAGGAGGTCGTCGGCGCCGTAGACCTTTCCCGTGAACTCGCACGAGCCGTTCGCGGCGGCCTTGGCCAGTTCCAGATAGGCGTTCTTGCAGGAGGGCCGGTCTACGATGCTCAGTTCGCTGAGTTCGCCGCCGCAGATGATGCCGCCCGGCGCCTGCCCGGTCGGGTCGCGCTTGATGACCGGGTGCGAAATGCCCAAACTATACGCCGTGAGCACGCCCTTCTCGATCATCTTCTGGGCGAGCGGGTCGACGATCAGGGACTGGACCCGGTGCTTGCCGTCGCCGTCGCGGTCGATCTCGATCTGGAGGCCCTTGCCGACCGGCTTGCGGGGGTCATGCGCCATTCGGACATTTCCGCCCGTTTCTAGCCATTTGGCCAAAGCGGGACCAGACCATGACGAATCGACCACCTGGAGGTCTGAATCCACGCTGCCATCCGTGGCGACCCCTTTGACTATGAGGTCACCCGAATCGTCCCGCTCCCACTTCTCGATAGGAAACGAGATGAACATCGTCTCCGGGTTCTCGGGTGCGGTCAGCACGGTCGCCATCAAGGCCCCCTTTTCCGCGAAAACGGCAGGCCAGGAGGCCCGATGCGATACAATGAACGGACAAGTTAAAGGTCCCCGGCAGCCCGTCACGCCGCCGAGGACCACGGCACCGAAACCGAGAGGCGGTAACGGCACCTATGGCTCAGCGTACGTGCAGCATCGAAGGCTGCGACGGAAAGGTCCTGGCTCGCGGCTGGTGCCAGAAGCATTACTCACGCTGGTACGACCACGGAGATCCCGAGAAGACGGTCGGCAAGGGCCGCAGACCCCAGCCTGCAACTCCCCGCACATGTTCCGTTGACGGCTGCGAAAGGCCGCACGACTCGCGGGGCTACTGCTCAATGCACTACTACCGGTGGCTGCGGCACGGGGATCCGAACATCGTCCTGCGACAGTTCGGGGTGAATAATCACTCGACCTGCTCGGCGGATGGCTGCGATGAGGTCGCGCGCACGGCCGGCCTGTGTCACCGTCACTACCGCCTCGACAACTACAGCAAGCGCGGCGAGTGCAGCGTCGAAGGCTGTACCGCCAAGTGGCAGGCCAAAGGCCTGTGTTCCAAACACTACAACCGGCTTCGCAGTCACGGGACGACGGATGATCCCGAACCTGCTCCGCTTCGCGGCTCCTGTTCGGTGGAAGGATGCGGCGCCCCGGTTAAGGCGCGCGGCTGGTGCGGCAAGCACCTGCGCCGCTGGTACAAGTGGGGAACCACCGACCTGCCGGAAAGAACGAAGACGCGGACCTGCAACCGCTGCAAGGAGCGGCTGCCGCGGGAGATGTTCACCGGCACCGTAGGAGTGTGCATCGCATGCTGGCCGCAGCACCGGCAAGAACAGGAGGCTAAGAGGCTCGGCCGCAAGAGCGGCACGCTTCAGGTGGTCGCATCCCTACGGCAAGCCCAGGGCGGACGCTGCGCGATCTGCAGAGTCCTTGAGGCGGACGCCCCTGGCGGCATCCTGCACCTGGATCATGACCACGCAACCGACATTATCCGGGGACTGTTGTGCGGCAACTGCAACCCCGGACTCGGGCAGTTCAAGGACTCAATCAAACTTCTCGGCGCTGCCATCCGCTATCTGCAAGCCGCTCAGCCAACAGGTCAACTCGCCCTGTTCGCAGCCTTAGATGTCCTCAGAGTCGTAAGGGTCTATGGTAGGCTCATCTCATGAACCCAGACACCGACCGGTGGGTCCGCAGCGATGAGGCCCGGACCAAACTCCGGGACCTGCTGGACGAAGTGGCCCACGACGACGCCCACATCTACCTGCTGCGCTACGACAAGCCCGCAGCCGTGATAGTGCCCGTGACCTGGTACGAGGAAGTGCTCGCCAAGGTGAACCCGACTAGCAAGGAGCCGTCATGACCCTGATCGCGTCCCGTACGTGCAGCGTCCCGGAATGCGCGCGTCCCGCCTTCATCGGCGGGATGTGCCGCCTGCACTACAGGCGCTTGCAGACGGCGCGGAAGGCTGCAGTGGCACCCGGCGCGTGGAGGCTGGAGGGCTACGACACCTTCAGCGGCGAGGAGTACGAACTCGGCAGCGCCCACGACGGGCTGAAGCCCTCCTACCCGACGTACGGCGAAGCACTCGCTGACGCGCACCGCCGCCTTGAGTACCTGGAGCGCACCCAGCCGAGCCGCAGCAGCGGAGGGCAGGCGTCAGGCGGGATCCAGGACCGCGTTTACATCGTCCACCCGGACGGCAGGAAAGAGCGCGTGTTCCCGGTCACCGCACCGGATGGGAGCCGGTCATGACCGAGCACAGCCCGGAACCGCACGAGCACGTACACGCGAAGTCCCGCACCATCGGCGTCATCCACGGGGATGACTGCCGCGTCTTCATCGAGCACGTCTACCTGCCCGACGGGGCGTTCGCCTGCGACGAGTGCGGGGAACCAGGACACGACCCCGGCATGGTCCGGATCGTGATCGTCGCGGTAGCGGACCTCGCCCCGTGCGAGGGGCTGACGGTGGCGAACAGGATCACGCGCGTGGTGAACCTTGTCTACGAGTCTGCGGAAGACAGCCCGGATCTGGACCGGGAAGCGGCGAAGTACGAAGTTCCCTCGGAGCCGTCGCCGTGACCGGCCTCGAGTTCGCCGCCGTCGCCCTCATCGGCGTCCTGGTGGGACGGTTCCTGCCGAACCGCCGCAAGGGGCTGCGAGCCAAGACAGGTGAGCCTATCTGCGGCTGCGGTCATCACCGGAGCTTCCACGGCCCGAAGTCCGGATGCTCGGCCCTGGTCAGGGACAAGGGCATCGACGGCTGGATGGGGGATCACCACACGTGCCCCTGCCGCCAGTACAGCGGCCCGCAGCCTCTCCCCGAGTTCTACGCTCCCGAGATCGGAGGCTGACATGACCGAGCACAGGATCCCCGCCGCCAACTGGTCCGACGTACTGGCGCGCACCTTGCGTGACGCCGCGCCGGGAGACGTGGTGATCGTGCGGACCGAGCCGATGCGCCTGCTCGCCGAGAGCGCGGCGCAGCGCATGGGCAAGACCGGCGTCACGATCACGGTGGCCGACAGGCTGGAGGACTAGATGCCTGAGTGGCACTGCCGGGTCGCCGCTGCCGGGGGAACGCCCGGCCGCTGCCGGCGCCAAGGTCACCGCGAGTGCGGCCTGCGCTACGAGCCGGGCGAGTATGCCCTGAGCCCGAAGGGCATCACCGTGCCGGACATCGGGACTGTCCGCATGGACGGGGCGGCGTTCGCGCCGAAGGGATGCCCGGTCATCCTGTACAGGGACGGGAAGGGCTGGGCCGTGGAGTTCGAGGTGGAGAAGTGACTGACGGCGAGTGGATCTATCCCGAGTCGCCGGGTGTCACGTCAAGGCATCTCATCGTGGCACACCCCGAACCGAAGGTCCTCGGCGGCGTGATGAACGCTGCCGGTACAGCCGACACCTCAGCCGTGGTCCTGTCAGGACGGTGCGGGGAGTGCGGGTACCTGCTGACCGCTCCGGGCCATGAGATCACGTGCGGGACAATGGCCCCGTGAGCAAGCACCGCTACGACTGGAGCAAGGGCAGCCATCCCCGCATCGGCGCATGGAACCGGGCCGCAAGGTGGGTCCTCGCCGGGATGGCCGCAGCCACGTGGCCGTATGCCGATTTCCTGGCCACGCGGGACTGGACGCTGGTGTTCGCGCCCTTGCTGCCCACAGCCGGGGCGGTCGCAATCTGGATTGCCTGCCGCAAGGTCTACGGCGTCCCCGTCGCTGCCGGTGCGCCTGCGGTCCCGCAGCCCGAGCCGCGCATCCCCTGCGACCTTGACCGCCCCTACCCGCGCCCGGCGAAGTTCAGCCGCAAACTGAACTCCGTATGCCCGGTCTGCGGGACAGGCGATACCACGGGATCACTCGGCGGGAGGGTCCTCGGGTGGAGGGCTCACGTCTCATGCGCGGAATGGCTCGGGGACTGGAGGCCGTCAGCGGCGAAGCCCGTCCTTGACTGGCTAGCCTCAGGCGGCACGGCACCAGTCAAGACTGGCGGCGAGTACGCCCGCGAGCCGTTCGCGGAAGCCCACCGCGCCCTGGACAGCCTCGCGCCCCCACCGAAGCGCGGCAGGGCGCGGCACCAGATGATCACCGTGGACACGGTGCTCCGAGCGGACGGCGGCAGCGAGGACGGCCATCACGTCGGCCATCAGATGGTCCCGCAGGAGACCGTCGCGGATCTCGCCGGGAACGCGATCGTGGGCATCGGCCCGGAGTACGCGACAACCCGGCTGCAGCCGGAACAGGTCCTGTACGGATGGCGTATCCACATCAGGGCCGCCACCGTCGAGGAAGCGCACGGAACCCTCGCAGCCCTTGAGGACTGGGTGCGCGCCGGGAAGAACCTCCCGGACTGCCGGGTCACGTGCCGGTTTCGGGGCGGCAAGCTCAAGGAAGTACTCTCGGCCGATCCCGTCATACGGCGCGGAACCGGCACCACGAACACGACGCACTTCGCGGGCACCGCCGTCACCGTCTCCGCAGCCGGCGGGGGCGCAGGGGGTACCGGAGGATGCGTGATCGTCAACGGCTCGTTCCCCATCGCCAGCGCGGCAGACCTGGACGTCGCCCGCCAGATGGCAATGACCGGGCACATAACGCTGGACGAGTACAGGAGCCTCTACAGGAAATGGCTTAACGGCTTCTAATCTTCCCCGTCGCCGCTTTCCGCTACGGGGAACTCCGTCAGCAGCAGCGTCCGGGCCGCATACCGGGAGCCGAGCCCCCGCCCCGGGTCGTCATCCCGCACGGGGAGCACGTACCCGTACTGGGTGATCGCCGCATAGTGGGCGAGCTTG